CCTAGTTGAATATTCTACTTTTTATATTGTCACTACCGTGCGCCCAGAGCAATTCTGGAAGCAATAAAAATATAACATTTCGATTTGTCTGCCCATCGTTCCACGAGCGAGCATTTGCCATAGTGATTCCCCTACACTTCTGCTTGTACAACCCGTTTAGGTCTCTAAGTGCTTCATCTGGAAGACCATCTAAACTCATAAAGATATTTTTCCAATCTTCCCAGTCATCGCAACTGGTATTGATAAGAATTTCCCGATTATCATCTAATCGGATAAATGGAAGCGTTTTTATCGTTTCCCAGTCCTTCCCGGCACTTTCCATTATTTTTGGTGGAGTCTTCGAAAAATCAAAGCTTAAGACGTGTGGGCTCCAGCGCTTTAAATCTTTCCTCACCTTTACAAGAGAAAAATATCTCATTTTATTCATTACCTCCACATAAAAGTCAGTGCGCTGACCATGAATCCAGCACAAACCAAATTGCTTATTAATCCAGACCAATCATTCTTATTTTTTAAAGCACAATAAATAAAATAAGTCCCGGCAAAAACCAGGAACGCACTTGTTAAAACTTGCACTGTATTAAGCAACATTTATTAATCCTCCTTCAGAATTTTCTCTACAGCTGATCGAATTAAGTTTTTCTTTTCTTCAGGAAGCTCTCTTTGCAGCCATTTTGAAAAGGTTGTCGCAGTTACTCCTAACGCCTCAGCCACTTCATAATGGAATACTCTTTTCTTCTTGATGAGCTCCCTAATGTCTTTATTTCTCATTCTTGCATTTCCTCCCCATGTTCATATAAGATCAGCCTATATTACTAAGACACGGTAACAACTCTTGTTGTTATGACATTCTAAATATAACATAATTGGTTGGTATCATTCAGTATATTTCGGTATCATCTTTGATTAATTTTACATCTAGTTATAACTAGTTATTTATGCGTAGCTTTATGTCTAGCTATAACTATACCTTGTTTTATTACAGGCTATCATACGCGTTAAGAATCGCATCAAAATCAATCATTTTTTTCTCTGCAAGGCGGTCTTTTTGCCTCGGAGACGCCTTACATTCCTGTTTGTAATACATGTAATACATTGTAGTGTATTACGTTTATTTTGTATTTATCTGTTTACAAAAGATGTTCCAAGTGTTATAATGTATTATATAAATTACAATGTAGTGTATTACATATAGTGTTATGTATACATTTAGGAGGTAAATATGGGAGAAAGCAAGGAACTAAAACCAAAATCATTTAGAATTGATGATGCAACTGCGGACAAATTCAAAGAGATATCCGGACAGATCGGTGGAAACCAACAGGAGACACTTGCAAAGCTTATTGAAGCATATGAGTTCCAAAGTGGTAAGGCAATCCTCACAGACAAGAAGAGTGATATTGACCAGTTCGAAAAATATGTGAACGCTCTTACCCGAATGTTCATGGGAAGTCTGGAGGATAATCAGAACATTACAGTCACTGTTCGGACAGAATTTGAAGCTCAGTTGAATTCTAAGGACGCTGTAATTCAAGACCTGCAAGAAAAGCTGACTGTTGCCAAGCAGCTTAAAGAAGAAGCCACCAGAAAGGCTCAGAGCTATGCCGACGAAAACACTCGTCTAAATGACTATAATGTCAGCCTAGAAGCCGAATATAAGACAAAAACGGAAGATCTTCAATCCATGCTCACGGATAAGGATAACTTGAACAAGGCTCTCACAGACAGATCTAATGAGCTGAAAGAAAAAGTTGATAGTATGTCCACAGATCATGAACAGTTAATGGCTGCACAGGAGCAGCTTAAAGAGCTGACTGACAAATTAAATGCAGCAGAATCCAGATGTTCTGAACTTGAAAAAGACTTCCGGAAGTCCCAGGAAGAACACAAAGGTATCGTGGAAGCCTTAAAGCAGCAAGAAAAAGACAGTATACTCAAGTGCCAGGAGCACGAGAACGAAGCTCTCGAAAGATGCCAGGCACAAATGGAGCTTGCCCGGGAAAAAGCTGTACTGGAAGCAGAAAAGAGATACCAAGAACAGATTCAAAAGCTCAAGGCAGAGAAACAGGCAGAAGTCGATCAGTACCAAGCTAAATATCTTGAATTACTTGAAAAAATGCAAAATCAAGAAAAATCACTGTTAACAACTAAATAATATTTTTAAGGACTTTATGATACTTTAATATCAAAAGTCCTTTTTTATTTGTGATGATAAGTTTTATAAATATAAATATAAGTAAGTACGTTTATATCGTTTATACGTTTATAAAAAAAAATCCAGTAAAATCAAGGGTTTCAGCTAATATAAAAACACGTTTCCGTACTTTAAAAACACGTTTCCGTACTTGAAAAAACACGTTTCCGTACTTGAAAAAGAGCAATAAACAAATATAAAAAAACACGTTTTCGTACTTTAAAAACACGTTTTTAATATTGCTAAATGTGTTTTAACGTGCTATAATTTTATTAATTGGAGGTGATAATACGAGATATTTATATTTCAACCCTCAAGATCCAAAACAATATCAGAAGGATCAAAAAATGCTTAATGAATGGATAAATAACAGCAGTTCAGAGGAAGAAAGAAGCAATTATGAACGTGCATTAATGACATTAAGACTGCTGGGAGAGGCGTGGGTAAATGAGCCGAATTGTAAAAAAGATTGATAAGAGAGAAAATGTAAGAGTTGTTACGGATAATAAATTTATTACAGCTCATAATTTACCGAATCTTTCACTAAAAGCTAGAAAGTTACTCTACTTAACCTTGGGACAAGCCAGAAAAAGAGACACTGAATTTTATACATATGAGATTAGTCCATTAGAATTTGCTGAAATTATGGGGATAGCGCCAACACATGTATATCAAGAAGCATTTGACATTACTGCAGAGTTAGCATCACTAAAAATTAGTGTGGTATCTGAAAATAAAAAGAAATTCAAACATATTCCAGTTACCTCATTATGCGAATATGATGATGATAGTATGTTAAGAATTGAGGTTAATAGACACATGGCAGAACTCCTGTTAGGACTTAATGGGAATTTTTCGCAGCCGCAACTTAGTGACTTTATGCGGATGAGATCTGTGTATAGCATGGCTATTTGGCATTTAATGCAACGAGAAATGAAGAGCCAAAAGCCGGGAATGACAGAAACAATTAATTTTGATTTGAGCTTAGAAGAGTTACGTGAGGTTACTGGTACGCAAGAAAAATTAAAACAAGTAGGACAGTTTAAAGACCGTGTGTTAAATAAAGCTTTACGTGAAATTGAAGATAATTGTGCTGTAATAATTACATACCAAAATATTAAAAGAGGAAGAAATGTAATAGGATTTCATTTTTCGGCAAAGTCGGAATTCCATATTGATCCAGAGCGGATATCAAAGAAAACTAGAGATAGAGTGGAAAAGTTCAAAGATAATCAAAGGACTAAAAGACAAATTACAACATCAGAAAACAAATGGGACTTTCCTGGACAAGAAAGTTTATTTTGATTAATGGAAATCCCTTGATTATTGCAATTTATCGTGATATAGTTAACTTAGAAAAAAGGGAAGTCAAAAATATACTGGCCTACCCTTAATAATTAATAGCTATTAAATAATTTCAACAGCCGTTCACTATTGCGAGTAGTGGGCGGCTATTTTCTTTTCCCGAAGATCGTGTAACACAGACCAACGAGAGCAACAACGAATGTACAAAACTGAAATAATTCTGTATATGTCATTGGCTTTCCCTCCTTCCTACATCTGGAGGGGTAGCCCCTCCGAAGAGGGTAGGCCGCCTTGTATATTTTGATTTCCCTTGTCTGAATTATATCAAATCCAAAATAGAATAGCAAGGACAGGAAGTGTGTATACACATTCCAATTTTTTTCAAAAATTAATTACACAACAATTAGAATGACATATTAAAAATGAAAATAAATTTCTGAAGACTTGGAGTTAAAAATGTTCCAAGTCCTTTTTTATGCACAAAATTATTTTTCACATTATTTGTGATGAAGAAAAAGGATGGAACTATTTGGTACAGTGCCACCATTGAAGAGCGCACCAGACAGAAATATTTTTGTAGGCTGATCATAAGCGAGCCTGATCCGAAGGACAAAGGCGCTGTGAAGTGTCCGGGACTTACGCCGGGAGTTTCTATAGAGCTTAATCTATAGCCCTTACAAAGAGAAGAGGGGAGGGATATCGCTTTATACGGCACATTTATGAACGTATAAAGGGATAATTGAAAAAATTCTCTTACGCGTGAACCATAACACGGCTCCAGAGCTAAGGAAGTAACAGTTTATTACATCCTTGAAGTTAAGGAAAAAATGTGGGTATGCTTAGCTTTAAGAATAGTATCACTAATTAATTCTGATATAATGAGAGGGAGAACAAATGGCACACAAAAATAAAAAATCATTAATCCGGCAGGTTCAAGAAAGAATGGATAGTATGCTGGCAATCGGTCAGAGCAAGCACCAGGATAAAAAAGAGGGAATTACAGGGGAGAAAATTTATAGTTGGGGAACGTATAAAGCTTACCTGCAACAATGTTGCCAGTTTGTCCGGTATTGTAGAAATCAACATCACTGTAAGAATCTGGCAGACTGCCGGCAATACGTGGGAGAATGGATGGAGAGCCGGAAAGACCTTTCGGCATACACTCAGAAGTTGTCTGCATCGGCATTGCGCAAGCTATACGGGGAGAGCCAGGAAGAACTAGGAATAACCACAAAACGAGCCGCCAGAAGCGAAATAACACGCTCACGAGTGACTGCAAAGAGAGATAGTCATTTCTCAGAAGAAAAGAACGCTGAATTTGTCGAATTTTGCCGTTCAACCGGTCTGCGACGGTCAGAAATAACAACGCTACGCGGAGATCAGCTCATTGAGAGGGACGGTGAATATTATATAGAAGTGGTTGGAAAAGGCGGGCGATTCAGGATAATCACGATTTGCGGTGATGTGGAGTTGGTAGTTCGGAAGATGCAGGAAGCTGGGACGGGGAAAGTATGGGAGAAAGTGCCATCAAATGCTGATATTCATGATTTTAGAGCGCAATATGCAAGTCGGATATATTCCAGCTATGCTAGACCAATTGAAAAGATTCCCCGGAAAGAGCGGTATATTTGTCGGAAAGATAAAGCCGGGATTGTGTACGATAAGGCTGCTATGTTAGAAGCTTCAAAAGCACTTGGTCATAACAGGATTAGTGTGGTTGGAGAACACTATTTAAGATTTTAATAATACGTATTTGGTTCGACATTGTGTCGAGGGTATAGAACATTTAGATGGCTCAAAAATTGGTTTTTATTAGCTACTGGCATATTTCTACATGTAATAAAGAAAAAACAAAATTTGAGCATTTTAGAGCGCATGTACATAGAGAAAAAATAAACAGGGCTTTTACACTCCAAATCATATAAAAACCCTGTTATATAAATATATCTAGCTAAGCATAGATTTATTTATCTATAAAAAAATCTATCTTTTAATAGACCTTGCATCCTTGTTAATATTGGCAAGTTCCGCTTTGAGATTTTCTTCATACGTTGCCAGCTCATCGGAGGTAAGCGGAGATACATTATCAATCCAATGTTGAATTGCAAAAAGAGCTAAATCTTCGCTCTTAATGTTTTTTGTGGCAATGTAAGCTTTCCATTCAGCAAGCTTTTCCTTTTCAACCCATACAGTGTAGGTTTTGTGAGTTTCTTTTTTGGGCTTGCGTTTTTGTTTCGGCTGAGGTACTGCGCTTGTAGCGGAGAGTACCTGTCTCATTTTTCCTTCTGTATTCTGATTGAATACTTGGCTGGATCTATTCTCACGATCAGTCTGTAATTTTGCTTGTAATGCTTTTTTATTAACGCTCATGTTCACCCTCCAGGAATTCATCAACAAAATTATTGTAATCTTCAGCTATCGTGCTGCTATGTGCATAAATGTCCTCCTGCATAACCTGGGATTCGTCCATTGCAATAGATTGACGGATTGTAGTTTTATATAACTTGGTTCCCAGGATTTCAGCAGATTGCTGTGTTTCATCTAGGAGCATTCGATTAAGAACGGTTCTCTTATTGTATCTTGTGAGAAGCACTCCATTAATTTTCAACTCTGGATTTCTGTCCTGGCGGATCTCATCAATAAATTTTGCAAGTTGGTTCATTCCCTTCAGAGAAAAACGACTTGCAGTTAAAGGGATAATTACACTGTCAGCTGCAGCTAGAGCATTAGCAAGTAAAATTCCAAGATTTGGGGCTGTGTCTACAATGCAGTAATCATAAACAGTATTAAAAGCACTAAGGGCTTTCTTAAGCATGACCTCTCGTCCAATCTGGGTGAATTCACTGTCCGCTTTAGTGAATAACAAATCTCCCAACAGAAGATCTGCACCTACTTGAACATTTACAAGTGCAGTCTGGGGGGCTGCTTGCCCCTTAAATACATTATAAAGCGTTGTTCCAGCGTGTTCTGTATCAACTCCGCAGTAATCGCAAAGGTTACATTGTGCATCTAGATCAACAAGCAATACTTTATACCCTCTGTTTGCAAGGCCAATACCCAAGGCATGAGCGGTAGAAGTTTTTGCACATCCACCCTTTTGATTTGCAAGTACAATTGTTTTCATTATATCCTCCCTTTTTCAGTCTATTAAAGACTATATACTAAGGTCTAGCTATATATCTATTTGCTATAATAACATAAGATTGTACGTAAAACAAGGACTACATATAAAAATATAGCTATATATCTATTTACGACTAGACCTATTTAGAATTAAGAAAAGGAGCTATCTCCCGTTAGTTAGAAATAGCTCCTATCTTCAGCAGTATTTTTCATGGTAGTATGAGAAAATTACCAGGTAAGACCAGCTTCCTCATATTCTGCTTTTAAAAACTCTTCAACATCTTCAAGAGTGGCGAGATGATCGCGATTACCATCAAAGCAACCACTTTCATAAACTTGATATCCTGTTGATAAATTCCATACATTATAACCTGTGTATGCGCTTCCGTTACAGTCTCTGCAAACAGCACCATTATTATAATGCTGGAATCCTTTATCAATTCTATACCCTGCCTCATAGGCTCTTTTTCTTAATGTTGTTAAGCTGTACATATGCAGCACCTCCAAATAATTTTTATTCTAACGGAAGTTCTGTAATGTCTTATAATATACTGTTCTGTGCTATCAACCATGAGCTACTGCGTCTTACATTTATATTACCATATTTTTTTATGGCATTCAATTTTAATTAGCTAACTGGATTATATTATCCGATCAGTCTTTTCACATATGCATAAACAACTTTCAACCAGTGGCTATTATTGCAATTATGCACAAGGTTGATGATTTCATTTTTATAATTCATTCCGCTTCTGTCTCCTCTATAGGTTCCTGCAGATACAGGTATTCAAGTAGCTTGTACACTCTTTTAAAGGTGTACGGTTCTTTCGCCTTTTCTAAGAGTTTTTTTATTTCCTCTTTGTAATCAATATTATCGTCCATCTTTCGGCTCCTTATATTCGAACATTGTTCTAAACCTCCGTACCTTTAGATACTTCCCTGCTTTTTTTCTTTCTCAAAAAGAGTATGTGCAAATGCATGAATCATTGCAATAAAAGTTATATTGTGCATTTTTTCAACCATCTCAATAAGTTCCTCTTTATAATTCATTCCACAATTCCTCCTAACACTCTAATCAACTTCTGTTTGCGGTTATACTTCAAAATCTCGGAAATCTGCCCCATCATATCATCCATTGTCATGTTACTCTTCATGCTGTTGCAACGCTTACACGCCAGTTGCAGATTCTTAATATCATTGGTGCCGCCACGAGACAACGGCATAATATGGTCGATTGTCATTTTCTTGAATTTGACAGGCTTACCGCATATCGCACATTTTCCGTTGCACTTGGCATAGATAACTTGCTTTTCATAAAGAGTAAATGTTCGTCTGTTCATTTTCATTCTCCCATATGCCGGGGCCGGGATATCAGCCCCAGCCTAAAAGTCCTATCTTATGCCGGAAGATTCCCCTCACAAAGTGAAAGGAGTTTCTTTCTATACATATCAAATTTATTTGCTGTCATTCTGGCTTTATTGAGATAATCAGAAATCATTCTTACTTCAATGCTCATCTGATCTTTCATATAATAGAACATAACAGCTTTTTCTTTATCAACGGAATCCTCCGGGACGGTGCCCAGATGATATTTGTTAAAAAATTCATTGTTTAGATGTTCTGCTTTTTCTACAAGGTCGATAATACTCACAGCAGAATCTTCAATTTCCCACGAAATATACTCAATGATATTTTTATCCACGACAGTGTTATCGTCCGTTTTTCCGTCATTTTTATTAATAATATTGGAAATCAAGCGAAGAACATCAACATCATTAACCTTTAAAAGCTGATTAATAATGTCTGAACGCAAATTTGCGCTGAACGTCATATCTTGAATGATCTCGGTTGCCAGTGGGGCGGTATTGGAGGCTGTCTCAAGTGATTTTTTACAGTTCACTGCTGATTCTTCATCAGCATAGGCATAAAACGCTATGCGTTTATTACGTTGATCAGAAAGATAGGCATCTACTTCCTCCGCAAACTCACCTTTCCATCTCCCCTCAGCTCTTTTTAGTGCACGACTCAAGTGATTTCCAGTATAACTTTTTTTAAACTCTTTTCTTTTCTTCGGCAAAATGATGTTATAGAATTTCGTCCACTCATCATCAGAAAGCTTTTCAATTTCTTTGTCTACTTTAGAATAGCATTCATTAAGTAAACACGCGTCCTCTTTCTGGTACTGTTTTCTGATTTCCTCCGCTGCCATGTTAGTAATCCTCTCTTTCTAATTCTTTCACATAACTTTGCAAATAGCTACAAAATGCACCTGCAGTAAAGATTAATATTGCATCTAATACTGACATTTTTTCCTCGCTTTCTGTTGTGAGAGAAGCTCTAACATGATATAATGGATTTCAAGCAGAGACTTCTCTGTGGTTATAAGGTCAGCTCTTCTACTTTGGTCGGTTGGGAGCTGGCTTTCTTTAGTTGCCTGTCTTATTTCTCTGAAAATTCCAAGATATCCCCAGGCTGACAATTTAATAATCGACATAATTGTTCAATAACATCTGTAGAAACTAAAACACCTTCGCGGAGTTTCTGTAATGTAGATTCACTGAGCAATTTTTCCTTTCTAAGCCTATAGGAAGAATATCCAGCACTTTTCAAAGCGCCTAAGACATCAATTTTGTACCTCAACGGCACCTTTCTCACCTCCTTTGTTAAAGATACTATATCACATAATATACACGAAATCTAGTGTATATTTGAAATTTTTTCTATTTTTTTACAATATGTTTTACTTGAACAAATGTTCTAACTGTGTTATAATAAACGCAAGGGTACAATGGTATATAAAGACCGCTCCTATTGCCTTTCGGGAGCGGTCTTTGTTTGCATAAAAATAAGGCTGCAGACCTAACAGAATAGGAATGCAGCCTTTTCTTATATTTCAGCCATTAGTTTTTGAATAACATCTAAGGGAAATTGATCAATAGCACCATACAATCTCTTGCCGCCTCGCTGGCCCAAATTCTTCTTAATATGTACCTCTATGAGCATATCATGCAACGCAAGGACTGACAGGGTGATTGTTTGATATTGACTTAATGTCTCCAGAGCCTTTCGAATCTGAGTCTCATTTACTTTGTAAGGTCGAAATTCACTACTCAATATTGCAGTACCTTTATTCAAGTCCATCTGCATTTCCTGCTTTCTCAGCCATTCTTTCAGCAGAATACTTCTCTGCATACTTGGATGCATATGATTCCCTTATTTCCTCAACCTTAATTCCGAGATGACCAGTTTCAACCAACTCTGTAGGCTCTTCTCCTTCTTTTTCTGGTTCAATGGATGTGATTGTAATATCTTCCACACAGGCATCTGTATATTTAGATTCCAATTGATCAAGAAACCTGCCGCCAGCATCCATTGCTATACCGGTATCCCTTAATGGTTCAAAGTTCGACGGCGAAAATGTAGGATTTCCATCGTATCCATGAATGATTCCAGATATTCTTTTATCTGCTTCATCAATTATCTCATTAGCTCGCTTTTCATCCGGGACAGTCATCTTACAGTTGGATTTCTTTGCCAAATCCTGGACTTTTCGAACACAGAAGTGAGATCTGCTTTTCATGGCTTCAGTACAATAGTATTCAAGCTCTGATGTAGTCAACGGAATACCAGCTGCAGCAATAAGGTTTAAAGTTTCGAGAAACGGTTTATTCACATAATTATCAATGTACTTACTGGAATTTTTCTTTTTCAATGCTTCTGTAACATCATTCAGTTTGTTCAAATAATTTTTACGAATAGCTAAAAAGCTAGGCGCATATTCTGCTTTAACATTTTTTACCGCATTTCCGACTGCCTCAGGTTTATAATTTTTATTAACATATTCGATTTCATCACTTTGTTTAGAATATACACCTTCAATTTCTTTCTTGAAATTCTTTAAAAGATTTCTATAACTGTCAAATCTTGCCATTTTATCAATTCTCCTTTTCTTCCTCTAAAGCTTTCCATTTAACGCCATTCCAATAAACCATGTACACATTTGTAGATGTTTTTCTAATAAGCTGCATATCACCATAGGCCGGGTGCAAATAACAATGTTCTATGCTATCTGCTTCGCCTCGATAGGCAAGTTCTGGTATAGGTCTTTTCTCTTCACGCCACTCCTTCTCCTGCTTATGAAAAACATATTCTTTCCCAGTATCTGACATGATGCAAGTTGAACGATCTCCGCAATCATGCGGTAAATTTACAAAATCAAGTGATTCTGCAACAAAATTTCTGCAATCTGTGTATGGCATATGCGCCATTGCTCTAATGCTCATGTTTCATTCTCCTTTCTTTTCTTGCGGAATTACTTCTTTCACAATTGCACCAATCTGAGCGACACCATAGCCCCGAACCGTTCCAAATTCCAGTATTACAGAATCACCGATATCAATCTTCATGTCACGTGGTGCCCGGATTTTAGCGGCTTTTCCATGAAAATTGAGAGTTAAATTCTCAATAACATACGGTTCTCTGGTTCGTGAAGAAATGCCGGTTTTGGTGTCTTTTGCAATTACTTCAAACATTGTTTCCATTACTTTCATTTTCCTTTCTTAAAAATTTATAGACGCATTTTCTCCACCCGACAGGTTGGATTGTCCTGTATATCCTTGAGTACGTTGCTCTGAATACTTCTTTGCATATTCAGATGCAGCGGAAGAATCGTCCAAACCCTTGCAGCCAGTGTTACAACTTCCCCCATAAGGATTTGGAGTTTTTTTAAGAGCATCTCGCTCCCAAGCAAGCCTTCCTTTTGCAATGATAGATTTTGTTTCATCAGCCATTACTTCAGCTATATCGTGAGCCACTTCTAGGGCTTGAGCTTCCGGCATATTATAAAATGTGTTAATTGGCGGGCAATAGATATCTGCGTCCAGGCCAGCACTAGCAAATACCGATTTGATTTTACTTGCCAGTGCTTCCCTATTTGCTTCTTCAATCTGTTTTTTCAAATTTTCGATTTCTTCTTTAATGGCAGCATCTTCAAATTGTTTTTCAGCTTCTCGTTTTTCTGTTGTAATCATCCGCTCACGCTTCAAATTGTCAATCTCTTTCTGCATCTGGTCAGCTTTAGCGGCTTTTTCTGCCCATTTAATGCCTTTCTCCTTTTCCTTTTGAATTTCCGCGCCGACAGTATTTAGGAGTTTAGTTACATGTTCTTCTGTTGGTTCAATTCCAATTTCTTTTAATGCTTTCTTAGCCTGTTCCCTTGTCATAATATTTAATTCTCCTTTTTACTTAAAAAAATTTTTTAAAATACCAATTCGGTGTCTGCTTTGGAAGTAATTTTAAGCACCAAAGCATCATTAACCTTAGACACTGACTTATTTCCTTGAATTTTAATAGATACATTATTAATACCGGTTTCCCGACAGAGATCTGAAAGTTGAGCCGCTATCTCCATTAATCTAGCTCTTAAATATCCGTCATTGTTACAAATTTGCTGATACATGAAAATCTCCTTTCTTATGAGAGGGATGTCGGAAATAACGACACCCATTATTTAAAGTTCTGCGTTATTAAATCTCGAACAATTTCAGAAACCTTTCTGTCTGTCCTGGTTGCTTCCTGTTCAAGCTTATACATAGTCTGTTCATTTACCCTCACAGCAATAGTGTGGGGCTTTGGATCTGTTGTTGGTCTTCCTGATGACATATAATCTCCTTTTTTTGTTTACAAAATAGATTGTTGACTTTGGTCGAGATACTCACTAGCCGCCTCAGCAATGCCCTATATACCCCCTCGCCCAGGTAATCATGGCGACCTCTGTATCCATACAGGATCAAGAACATTAGTTCGTGAACATTTGTTTCTGTATGAAAAACCCAGATTTGTCCAATACATCTCGAAAATATTGCACAAATTCATGGTTGCTAAATTATACATAATGCATAGTTTTGACGGAGTGTGTAGAACACTGCAAAAACAAGGTCGAATTGTTTCTATTGTGTATCTCTGTTGTGTTATTATCTGACTATTTAAAGCCATTAAAGTTCCGGTTTTTCCATCTCTGGGAGCTCCAGCGCTACCTTGTGTCGCTCCATTATCTCTGCTACTGAAGCTCTGGATGCTTGTGTTGGCTGCTCTTTTAATACTTCTTCTATAGACACAGTATCTTTATACCCAAGCCACGCCTTCATCAAGAAAATACCAGAAGGGGGCGAGATGCGACCTCTCAACACAATCTGTTCCAGGAAAGAAGCTATAAAGCTTTTAGCTTTCTCAATAATTTCTTGTCTTTCCGAACTACATCCAGTACCAGAAGCCCAATTAAATAGCGTTGTGCGGCTAATATGCAGGGCTAAACATAGGCTTTCTATACCTGGACGATTCCCAGTTTCTTGGCAAAATTCAAAATACTGATCAATCCTAGTTTTTACTTCTTCATCAGTCTCTGGTTTTCCTAAATCATTAAGCTCTCGAAGACTTTTTACTGTTTCTGCCACAAAATCAGGATCCAAATCATTAACCTGCTCACTTGGATAATTACTTTTACTATTCGCCATATTTTCACATCCTCCCTTTTTTAAATGTTAAGTTTGCACAGACACCTTGGCTTTCCTTATCCTGTTCCGGTTTAGCCCTAGCTTCCTGCATAAGCTCTTTACAAGTCTGTTCCCATTGATCAAGCTTTCTCTTCCAAGTTCTCTGCTTTGTTCTTCTTGGCATCCTCTGCCCCTCCTTTCACACGTTCGTCATTAATGACGAATGCCTTCTTGTCAATCTCAGCAACCACAGCCAGCAGTAAACTATTTGCAAAATCTCCCTGCGCTTGGCGCGCGTACTTCTCGTGAAGCTTATCTGCTTCTTCGGTTAATGCTTTCCATGTCTGGTCATCGTTTAAATCTACAAAAGCGTACTTTTTATGAAAATTCCAAAGTTCCTGCCATACATTGAAATAAATCTCTTTAAAATTCACTTTATCCTCCTGGTTAAATTAGTGTCACCTAACAAGAAATACAGTTATCCTTTTTTCTCTGTCAGATGTCTCAAAAGGTTGATTTTTCAATACTTTTAGTGGTACTGTGCAAAATGTGCAATTTATATGTAACTCTCTTGTAGTTTCGTATAGAAAAAACTTTACATTGAAAATGCACAAAATGCACATCTATCATTTATGTGAATGGATCCGGCTCATTTACCGGTATAAATTTCTCATCAGCAGCGATTGCATAACCCTTAATTACATTGCGAACTGTTCTGCCGCTTATTGTTCCTGAAGGTGCTAAAATCCCTTTGCCTTTTAGTTCAGAAAAGAAATTAGTTTTGTTTTCGGTTCCAAATCCGTTATCACTACACCATTTTGAATACTCCAGGTATGCGTCTTTTGCAGAAACATTTTTTCCTGGCAATGCAATCAAACATTCTCGAATAAAATTTCCAATCTTGTCACTATCTTCTTGATATTGATCTGTAGCTTCTCTTACTTCTGGCGGAGCAATAGCACCTTCTTTATAATATTTCTTTAACCCCTCAATACACCAATTCAGTAGTCCGGATAAATTTTCCGGCTGCTTTAACCTATCTTTCAATCCTTTATCCTGTTCCTGTATTGAAAAATGGTGGTCAAATGAAATAACTGTCAATCTTCCAGAAGAAAAAAGAGTAGAATCTTGTATCAAGGGCAAATAATTCGTATTTATAAATAATTTGAATACTGGCACGAATTGAAAGTCACTTTGATATAATCGCCTCGCTGTAATCGAATCCCTACCAAGCAGAGTCTTTAAAAGCGCTGCATCAAATACCATTCGTTTTGGTGGTTCAGCAGCATTTAAGAACCGGCACCCTTTCAAACGGGCAATATCCTCTGAGGCCTGGCGTGAATCCATATTATTTTTCATGGCCAACGACTCCGGTTTCATGTTCAAAGCATAACCGTCTGTATTCCCCAGCATGTAGGCAAATGTTTCAACAAATGTGGACTTTCCATTTCTTGTTGTGCTACCATAAAGCAAATAACAAGTTTCCTCCCTAGTATCACCTGTCAGAGATAATCCTAAAATTTTTTGCAGAAAATCTATTTTTGCTTTATTTCCACACATTACTTCATTAATGTATTTTTCCCATACCTCAGCTGAAGCATTGGAATCATATTTTACGTTTGCTTGCTTGGAGCACATAAAGCTAGGTGAATGTGACAGAAATTCAAAAGTTTTTAAATTAAGTACCCCATTTTTGCAGTTTAATATGTACTGATCTTTATCAAGGTCATCCTCACTAAAGAAAAAACATTCTCTGGCATCCTTAATCATAGTGTCACGATATCTCAATTGTCCCAACCTTACACAATGGTTCAAAAATGCTTTTTTAGACTGTTCATCCTTCAGTTCAAGTCCGTACTTCATCAAGGCATCTGCCAAAAACTTTCCGTATCGGCTTGTAATCATTCCACCTTGATCTAATTTCCAAGTGCCCTTTGTGTACACAAACCATTCTTTAGCCGTGACGTTGAAACGACAAATTGAACCAAATACTTTAGCAAAGATTGCAGCATTTCCCTTGTCTGAGTATTCGAATTTCTCTGGCTTTATCGTCTTTAGTTGTTGGTACACCCAGCTAGAAATACTGTTCATAATCGTACCACCTCAACTTTTTCCCACTCGTGAACGTCTGGATGAGGTAGCTCTTCAACACCGCACAATTCATTCAATTTCTGCTCTGCAAAAAATTTTCTGTTCATTGCTTCAGTCCATAGCCAGGACAATGGTTTCACATGTTCATTTGCGAGAACCTGATCATATTTCTGTATCTCTGTTTTCAGCTCGTCGATCTGGCGAACCCATCTCTTTTTTTCAATCTTTTTTTTCTGGGCTTCCGCTTCTCGTTTACGCTGCAATTGTTCAATCTCGGAAGCTGTCTTTTGGTTGCTATGTAGATCCACTGGCAGATGAAAAGCGTCTACCAAATACCGGCAAGCTTCCCAATTATTCACCTGCAGCACCCTCGCGGTAAAGCGTATGCAATCCCCGGCATCGCCGGAAGAGAAATCACAATAGCCTCGTCCCGGCTCATTATAAAGCTTGCAGGACGGTGTTCTCTCGTCATGAAATGGGCTTCTAATAAATCCTGCCTTGTTAGGCGTGTATCCCAGCAATCTAGCGACATCCGGCATCGTTAGATATGAATTGACTAATCCAAATGTATTCAATTGTTCGATCTCCTTTCTTCGGGTAAAATGGTTTCTTTTTTAATATGTAATTTTCATTAAAAGTTAATATTTTTTGGATATAAAAAAAGAGAAATAATTTAACACAAAATAAATTTACGTTTTGTTCATCAGCAAAACTGATGTTTTTGTCCGTAAATAATTAGGCCGACAAAGCTGCCGGAGTGTCAAATCATTTCTCTTTAGCTGAATTTTAAACAAATTCAGAAAAAATTGTATTTTTTTGTTGCAAACAAAATAGCACAAATGTTTGCTTTTTGTCAATAACTTTTTGCAAACACAATATGATTTAATATGCCGGGGACGGATTGAAGCGACTATTCGTTTCATTCTGGGCTTTAGTCACAGCCTTTGCAATCTCGCTTCCGTCCAGAATAATACTGTTCATAATGTACTGCGGATTCTTGTTTCCGCTGTTCATGCTCATTACCATTGCAACTCCCTGGGCTACTGCTTTTGCCATTTCTTCTTTTGTAAGTCCCATGCTTCCGTCCGAACTGGAAACAATGCTATCTGCAATCTTTTTCATGGTTCGTGGATTTTCCAGAGGAAGGACGGCTTCGGGACCGTTTTCTCCGATACCAATTACCTGTGCACCATTGAAAAGACTAAGCTTAGCAGAATTATCCAAGTTTTCTGTAATGCTTTTTGCAATTAATTTCATAGTTCGTGGATTTTCCAACGGAAGAACCGCTTCTTTTCCTTTTTCACCAATGGTGGCAAGGGTTGCGCTTTCAACTAGACCGCCTTTTGCAAGCATTGGAATCGTTCCTATAGTTGGAATGTTAAAGCCGTTAAAGCCCCACCAGTTTCCTCCAATCCCAGGAATCCAGTCTGGGACAGTGATTTTAAAGCGGATATTGTTCACTTTATTAATAAGTCCATTTACAACTCCCAGAACACTATTAAATCCTCCTATTATTGCATTAATTGGAGTTTTTGCAATGTCTGCTAACCCACCAAAAACGTTCGAAAAAATAGTTTTTATACCTTCCCAGGCTTGAGACCAGTTTCCCGAAAAAGTACCGCTGACAAATGTATTTAACCCTTTAAATATTCCTTTAACGTCTTTAATCACATCCTTTGCAGACTTGAAAAATCCGTTTAAAATTCCTCCGAATATACCGAATTGCTTCGTCCAATCCGTATTGAAGACACCACTCAACCAAGTCGAAAAAGATGAAAATTTAGACTTAATCGTTTCCCATTTTTGCTTTACATCGTCGCGAAGCACTTTAAGAGCATTTCCAGCATTTGTTTTTAACTTTTCAAATGCTTCTACTGCCCCATCTTTCAGCGCTACTGTTTTGCCAACAACCCAATTTTTTAATTTCCCAGCGGCTTCTTTTACGGTATCCCAGTTTTTCCACAGTAATATTCCTGCGGCTATAACAGCACCGATTGCAATTGTGACAGGGCCTCCCAGCGCAGAAACAACCGAACTCAATGCCCCTAATAGTCCACCGCCTCCAGTAATCAATCCAACAAAATTTGTCACCGCTGTCACTGCACCGCTAATAATGCTGTGAAGTTCAAACGCCGCAAAAAATGAACCAATCGTAATTGTCACACCTTCGACAATCCCCTGATTATTTTGGATCCACGTGCTGAAGCCATCCAATAAACCGGAAAATTTCTCCATTGCTCCAATTACTATCTCCCCAGTCCACTGACCTAATGGCTGTAAAAAATTGTCCCACAGCCAGCCACCCAAAGGTTGCAGAGCTTCAATAACTGAATTTACAACAGTAATCCCACTTGATAGCATTTGTAGAAATGTCGGCACTGCATCTTGGATTGTCCATGATCCAATTGGCAAAAGAACGTTATTCCAGAACCATTCAAGCCCAGTTCCTATGTTATCTGTTAGTGGCTGTAAATTTTGCAGGAGCGTATTGATTGATGTTAATAGTGGCGTAAAATCAAGGGTTTTCGCCCAATCTGCTGTTGCACTCGTTATTCTTTCAATCGTACCAAGAACACTGTTTCCAAGATTAAAAATATTTTGAATAATGCTTGTCCCGGTTCCAGCATAATCCCACGCAGTTTTAAATGCCTGCGCTAAATTTCCGATTGTATTAAAAAGATTCTGAGCTATTTTTAATGTCGTAGTTAAGGTCTTTTCACCGCTCCCATTTGTCCAAACAGTCATAAAGCTCTTTCCAACACTTCCAGCCAAACTTCCCAGGTTTGAAAAAGCTGTCTTAGCTGCTGTTACTGTGGCATCACCCTCTTTTTTCCAAGAACTTTGAAACGGCCCGAAGAAATCCCCCAGATATTTTTTAGCGTCTGTTGCCAGATCCTGTATTTTCGAAGAGACTGGAACTGTCTCAAACATATCTGAAGGCGAAAGTTTTGCTCCCCCACCTCCGCCCGTTGTTGAAGTTTCTTCCTTCTTTGTCAACTGGTTAAGCTGGTCGAATGGTAATACAGAAAGTGCCTTTTTCAGCTTCTTTGCACTGTTTGATGTCTTATCTGCGGATGAGCTTGTACTATCTAGGCTTGAGGCATAATCTTTTACAACCGATACTGCCTGAGGTGTAAAACTTTTTCCTGTCAAACTTGCAAAGAACTGACCGACCTTGTTCGCAGCTTCAGCAATCATATTTATAAATCCACTCAATAACGGAGCCACAGTCTGCACAATCGGGCTGAAAGCCACCGCAAGAGCATTTTGAAGTTTTAACAGGCTGCTTGTTAGGGAAGTAATAGCCGCATTGGTTCCACTGCTGTCATACTGTGCCAGGTTCTCGAAGCCTTTAATTGTGAAGCTACGGAGCTTATTCAGTAGTACGAACAGGCTCCGGATTCCGAAGGAATATTTTAGCAAATTTTTTAGTCCTGTCGAAAATCCATCCCCTTTACTAGATTTATTAACTGCCGCAAGTCGCTGCGGTAATAAAAGAAGATTTTTTGATATTTCTTTTATTTTTCGGTTCCAATTATCAAAGATTGAACCTGTTCTGTCCGCTGTATTCTGCGCTGCCACTAAGCCAGAAATAACAGGCGAAAATACGCTTTGCAGCCTACTCCATGCACCTGTACTTGCATTTGCAGCATTTTCAAGACTGCTCTCCGCCAACTGTGCAGCTGGGTCAATGCTATTCAGCGCCATTCCTGCACCAGTTCCAAACTCCTCGATAGCCTGTTGATAATTCTTAATACGAGCTGCGGCTTCACCGAACACTGCCGCCATTGCTCCGGGATCGTAATTCATCGCAGAAGCACTGACACTTTCAACGCGAGGGGTGTCCACCAAATTAGCCTGGCTGTCGGGTCTTGTAATAGTCATTCCTTCAGTTGAGAAAGATTTGCTTTTTAATGCGTCCATGGCATCTCGGAGCAGATCCAACTTGTTCACAGCTGCAGAAATATCATATTCCAGGGATTTGAGGCCTTGTGCATTCAAATTTACACCGATTTGCTTTAACTTCGATTCTTTCGCGAAAAGTGAATCTAAGCTTTTCTCTGTACTTGCAAGAGCTTTTCCAAGTTCCGGTAAAGTTTTTGGAACAGAAATATCCTTTCCAACATCCGCAAATTTGGAACGTAATCCCTCAATTGCGGCATCAATTTTGCTTGCGTCCAAAGTCAGCTTGTTTTTTGGAAGTTTGTTTACACTTTTCTGCAACCCCTCAACAGCTTGAGTTGTCTTAGATATCCCTGACAGATCAAATCCAACATTTGTATTACCTAGTGTATTCTTTATAGTTGTCAGCTTAGCTGATAGATTTTCCAGACTTCTCACCGCTTGATCGGCAGAGCTTTCTATTTTTATCTCCAACGAGTCTATTGTGTTATCAGCCATACAGTCACCTCCTTTTCAGCAAAAAAATAGACAGAAAGATTTCTCTCTCTGCCTATAAAAAGGTGCCGTTGATTTTCCTGCACCTAGTTGAATATTCTACTTTTTATATTGTCACTACCGTGCGCCCAGAGCAATTCTGGAAGCAATAAAAATATAACA